ATACCAGAGGATGTGTACGCAGACTGCTGGAATCGAAGGTCATTTTTGTATGTTGCTTTAAAAAATAGTCACTTTGTGGGCTATTTTGTATTGCAGCCGATCAACCAAAAACTCCATGTTTGGGCGGCTTGGACGTTAGAAAATGATTATCAACTGGTGGAAAAAGGTTTACAATTTACCAAAGATGTGGCAAGAGAAGCTAATATCAAATATTTAAGTTTCTCTAGTCATCGTCCGGGGTGGAGTCGAAGGGCTAAGGCTTACGGCTTCCGTCCTAGAGAATGGATTAGCGAGGTGTAATATGGGTGGCGGTGGAAGCGAAACTAAGACAGAAATTGACCCAGCGTTTAAACCATATATTACCTATGGTTTAGAGGAAGCAAAGCGGCTTTATCAAAATATGCCGCAAGCTCCGTCAACCTTGGCGGTTGGTCCATCTGCTCAGACGTTACAAGCGATGCAACTAGCGCAACAGAGAGCTATGGCTGGTTCTCCGCTACTTGCTCAAGCTCAAAACACAATATCTCAGCAAATGGGCTACATGAACCCATATGCGTCAAAGATAGAGTCATTGGCGATGGGTGCTAATGACCCATCTTCTGCTTTTTATCGTTCCATGATGGAAGGTCAGCCGGAATCTGAGGCTGCTCGACTAACGAAATCGACTGCTGGCGGTGCTTACTTAGGTGGTGGTAGTGAGTATCTTCAGGGTGCTTTGTCACAGGCTAATCGTTTAGCTGGTGAATCATTTGGCGAGAGCATGAAGAACCTGCAAGCTCAAGCCGCTGCTGCTGGTCGTTACGGTTCTGGTGCGATGGCACAGCAAACAGCTAAATCACAAGATGTATTAGCTCGCGCATTATCGGAACAAAACCAAAAGGCTTATCTTCAGAATTACCAGTTGGAGCGTCAGGCTCAAGAGGCTGCTATGGGTCGCTTGGGGTCACTTGAGCAACAGGCTATAGCGAATAGATTTGCTGGCGCACAAGGTCTAACGGCTGGCGAGCAATTTGCGCTACAGACTCAGCTAGGTGCTTTGGGCAATGCTGCAAACATTACGGCTCAGGACTTGGCTAGACAGCAACAAGCTGCGGCAATGGCTCCGGGATTGGCTGCTCAGGATTACGCAGATATTCAGCGATTGCTACAAGTTGGGCAAGGTTATGAGGCTTACGACAAGAACGCGATTATGGGTCAATTGCAAGCCCAACAACTACCGCTAGATTGGCTGAGACAGGCAACCAACATCTTCTATGGTGCGCCAATGGAAACTAAGACAGCGACATCGGGAGGTAAATAATGGGTGCGCCAATGATGATCGGTGCTGCGTTAGGAGGCGGTCTCTCTGCGGCTAGAGGTGGTAATCCGCTGCTAGGTGCATTACTTGGTGGCGTTGGTGGCGGTGTATTTGGTGCTGCTAGTGGCGCGGCTAGTGGGGCGGCTGGTGCTGCTCAGGCTGCGAATATAGCTGCTGCTCCTGCGGCTAGCATGGGTGCTATCAATACGGCTGCTGGTCAAGCGATGGCTGCTCCTAGCCTGATGTCAACTTTGCAGCAAGTCCCTAAGTCGTTTATGCAGTTTGGGCAAGAAAACCCTATGGCGATGAATCTTGCGTCTAATGCGGCACAAGAAGAATTTAGGCAAAAGCAAATCCCGACACCCGGACTTCTGCGAGGGAGCCCCGGTCAACCTGAGCCATCGGTTCTGTCTCAATTGGCAGCACCACAAATCAGTCTGTTATAGGTGATCTATGGCACTAGAAGACTATATTCCTAATATCTTTGGTGGTACTCCGACCGTTTATCAGGGGTTGTTGAGTCCACAGGAACAGGCTGCATTAGAGAAACGTTCTAATATGGCTGGCTTGCTAGGTTTTGGTGCTGCCTTGGCTCAAGGAATGGGTGGTGGTGGCTATCCACGTTCTGCGCTACAGAACATCTTAACGGCTGCTGCTCAAGGGTTTTCAGGTGCAGGTCAGACGTATCAGGCTGGTATCGGTCAGATGGCAGAGGTTCAGAAGTTGCAGCAATCCAGATCGCAACTTGAGGCTATCAATAAGGTTCTGCAAGACCCAAGAGTAGCTAGCGATCCGATGATGCAAGCGTACATCCGGGCTAATCCTGCTGAGGCTATTAAATACTTTGCTGAAATGGCTCCGTTGCAACAGGCATTGACTGGTGCGCCTAGTGCTGCTCCTGCTCCTGCTGCTCCGACTCCTGCGGCTGCTATGGCTGCACCACAAACGGAAATAACTGAGGCGGCTCCTGAAGAAAATGTTTTGCCGGGGGTTACAGTAACAGCGCCTCCACTTAAGCCTGATCCATTAATGTCAAGAAAGCAGGAGTTGCTTTCTCAAAATAATCGTTTATCTGCGCTTCCTTCAAAATCTGCTAGAGACATCATTGCTAACAATTTGCAACAGATTGAGACTCTTGATAAGCAAATCGCAAGACGCGCTGTAGAAGAATTTGATTTTGGTGGAATCAAGGCTGGCGTTCCAGATCAGTTCAAACTAGAAGTTGATGATTTGCAGCAATTAGCTTTAAGCGGTGGTATTAGCGGAAATGATTTAAGGCAAGGATTGCAGGATATTAATAAACGAGCAACTGAGTTTGTTTCCAAAGAAAAAGACTATACGAATGAAGATCGTCGTGTAGCTGCAAAATTGTTCCCAAATAAGAGCATTAGAGAACTTAGTTCCGAGGAAATTGGTCGGTTAGATGAGGTGTTATATAACCGAGAAATCCAAAAAAGGACTGCTGGTGCTACTCGTATCGATATGGGTACGAGAGAGATGGAAAAGGAATTTGCTAAAGGTGTCGTTGAAGATACGAGAGCATCTTTCCAGCAAGCTAAATCTGCCGTTAATACTGTTAAAACAATTCAGAGTATTCAGCCATTGTTAGATAAGGGTGTTTACTCAGGTTTCCAAGCTGGTGCGCCTCGCGCTGTTGACCAATTTGCTACTGCTTTGGGTGTGTCTGGAAAGAATACTCAAGAAAAACTAGCAAATACTGCTGTTGCAATGCAAAGACTTGCCTCATTAGAGTTGAGTGCGGCTGAGGCAATGAAGGGTCAAGGGGCAATTACAGAGAATGAACGTAGTTTGATTGCTAGGGCTGCTGCTGGTAACTTGCGTGACTTTACTGATGTTGAAGTTAGGTCATTGCTTTCGTCGCTTGAGAAAATTGCTCAACAAAAGATAGCTTCTCATCAGCAGAATTACGAAATAATGAGTAACGATCCTGTTGGCAGAAAATATTCTAAGTATTACAAGATAGAGGCTCCTGCTGCACCTACAAAGAAATATAACCCTGCTACCGGAAGGATTGAGTAATGGCAAAGGTTATTGAGGTTCCCGGCATGGGGAGAGTAGAGTTTCCTGATTACATGACAGATCAGGAAATTTCTTCCGCTATCCAGAGAAATATGCAGGGTTCCGTAATGGAGCCAAAGATTCCATTTTCTCCTAGAGTAGAAGCGGCTAGGTCTGCTGCTCAAGGCGCGACTTTTGGATTTGCTGAGGAACTAGAGGCTGCTTTGCGGTCTGGTGCTGTATCTGGCAAACAATACGAGCAACTTAGAGACCGTCTTAGAGCGCAGCAGGGTGCATTTCAGGCTGAATACCCTGTTACGGGCGGTGTAACAGAGTTTGGTGGGGCTTTATTGGCTCCATTGGCTGCATTTAAGACGCTTGGGAAGGCTGCTCCAGTTGTCCAAGAGGCGGTAACTGGAAGAACACTTCCGGGTCAGATAGCTAGGGGTGCTGGTGTTGGCGGGGTTACTGGTGCATTAACTGGCGTTGGTACTGCGACTGATGATGTTTCTGGTAAAGCCTTAGAAACTGGTGTTTTTGGTGCTACTGCTGGTGCTGTTGTACCTGCCGCAATTCGTGGTGCTGGTAGCGTAATCAAAAATATTCTAGTGGCTTCAGGTGTTGGCGATCAGCCTACAGCAGCGTCAAAACTCATTGCTGATGCCCTAAAGAAAGACAACCTAACGCCTAACGAAGCTCAAGCCGTATTACAGGAGATGGAGCGTCTTAACGTGCCTCGTCCTGTATTGGCAGACATTAGCAAAAGCCTTCAGGACTTGGCTTATTCGGCTTATGTGGTTCCTTCTGCTCGTAAAGATGCGACATTGCGTTTCCTTGAGTCTCGCATGATTGACCAGCCTAACGATATTGTTAAGGGTTTGGTTCAACGTGCTGGTCTTGGTAAAAATGCGAACGGTTACGAATACCTGCAATTCTTAGCAGAAAACCAGCAAGCGATGGCTAGTGCTAAGTATCCTAAAGCATATTCTATTTCTGTAGATGCTCGTGACTTTAGGAAATACGTCGATCGTCCGGTATTCCAACAGGCTTACGAAGAAGCGCAGAAACGTGCTGGTGTTTACGGTGATACATTGCCTGACTTAGAGCAAGTTAGAAACGCTCAGTTTGTTCCTACGAAGATTTTGCATCAAATCAAGATTGGCTTAGATCGTATCGTTGAATCAAATACTGACTCTATTACTGGAAAAGTTACTTCTTACGGAAGGGATGTATCTAACGTAAGACGCGAGTTCAACGATTTAATTAAGGCTAAGAATCCAGATTACGCAAGGGCAAACAAAGAGTTTGCTGACAATGAGCGTATTCGTTCATCTTTTGAGGCTGGTCAGGATTACCAGAAACTTGAATTTAAAGAAGCCTACGACAAGCTAAAGAAGATGAATGACTCTGAGAAAGAGGCTTTCCGTCTTGGTATGATGGCTGACGTAAACAAGCGTTTGGAAAACTTCAAAGGCGGTGACTTTACTCGCCAAATCTTTAAGAGTGACAAGCAGAAATCCTTGATGCGTTATGCGTTTACTGACGAGAATCAGTATAAGGATTTTGTTCAGTATGTAGATGCGTTAGAGCGTCAGACAAAGACAGCTAAGGGCATTATTGGCGGTTCTCAAACTGGTGAGCGTTTAGCGACTAGCGAGGGTGTTGGCAAAGCTGCTGGATTGGCTCAAAGTTATGCAACTGGTGGCATCGGTGGTGCTGCTATGGAACTACTGCGCCAAGGTGCTGCTAGGACTAAAGGGATTAGCGGTGAAACATCGGCAGAATTGCAGAAGCGTCTATTTGCGTCTGATCCGATTGAGCAGAGAGCGATACTGCAAGAATTACGCAAAAGGATGCAACAAAGGGCTGTGGGTAATGTTCCTATGGCTGCTGGTTTAGGTACTGTAACTGGGCTATTGGGTCAGTAAGGATAATCATGGCAAAGACAAAGATTAGCGAATTTAGCTCAACTCCGGCAAACAATACTGATATTGACGGTATTAACATTGCTGAAGGTTGCCCACCATCGGCAATTAACAATGCAATTCGTGAGCTAATGGCACAGCTAAAGGATCAGCAAGCTGGTCTAGCTGGAGATAACTTTACTGTCGGTGGTGATTTATCTGTATCTGGTAACGTGACATTGACGAACGCTTTGCCGATAGCTCAAGGTGGTACTGGCAAAACTACGGCAGCAGACGCTATTAACGCATTGATGCCGACTCAAACAAATAATTCAGGTAAGTACCTAACAACTAACGGCGTTAGTGTTTCTTGGGGTACTGTGACATCTGGCTCTGGCAATGTTTCTAGTGTTGCATTGTCTGGTGGTACAACAGGGCTATCGGTTACTGGTTCCCCTATCACAACGTCTGGAACTATCACACTAGGTGGGACATTAGCCGTTGCCAATGGCGGCACTGGTGTTGCGACAATCCCAACTGGTGCAGTCATAGTTGGAAATGGAACTGGTGCTGTATCTGCAGTATCCGCTAGTACGGCTGGGAATGTGTTAACTGTTAGCGGTAATGCTTGGACTTCATCTGCTCTACCTGCTGCTACAAGTACAGCGTCAGGGGTTGTTAGCACTGCTGCTCAAACATTTGCAGGAGTTAAGACGTTTAACTCTGGTATTAGAAGTGCTACTGGTTTGAATTTTGATACTTACAACTCGCTTTTTTGGAATAGCAGCGGCACGACCAGACAAGCAGAGCTAAGAATACAAAATCCTTCTGAAGTCGGTGCAAATGACCCCGGTAGTTTAAGATTTTTTGTAAATGGCACTACTGCTGGTTTTACGATGTCAGATGTTCAAAAACAAGGTGGTGGCTCATTTAACAGCTATTCAGATTCTCGTTACAAACAAGACATTACTTCCTACAATAAGGGTCTAGCGGAACTAAAACAGATTGAACCTAAGAACTACCGTTATACCGCTGAGTTCATGAAGTCTGATAGCCCATCACAGCAGTTTGTTGGGGTTATTGCTCAGGAACTTGAAGGTACTGCCTTTTCTAATTGTGTAAAAACTGACAACAATGGGTTTAAGATTGTAGATACTTCAGAACTCACGTTTGCTCTGATTAACGCAGTAAAAGAGATGAGCCAGCGTATCGAACAACTTGAGGCTAGAAATGGTTGACATAGGTAAAGCATCTACTGCGGCAACTTACGGCGGTTCTGCGACTGCCGTTTTTTTTGGTCTTACAGCTAATGAATTCGCTGCGCTTGGTGGTCTAGCAATCGGTGTTATAGGCTTGTTAATTGGTACTTGGTTTAAGCACCAGCATTTACAGATTGCTAAGAAGAATCAGAAGCCTGATCTAGAGGAATAAATCGATCCGCTAACGCTACTTGCTGCTGCTAATGCTACGGTCAGTGCCGTTAAAGCCGGTTGCAAACTTTACAAGGATATTAAGAACGCAGCCGGGGAAGTCAAGGACGTATTAGACGATCTGAAGGTTCAGTATGACAAGGTAACAGGTGGGAATCCAACCCCGGCTCAGAAAGCGCAATACGTTGCTGAAGTCCAGAGGGTTCAGGAGATAGCCAAGGCTGACCCTAACGATGTGTTTACAGACATCGGCAACCAGCTAGGCGCATTGATGGATGCTTATGACTCTATCAGTAAGCTATTCCTCAAGGAGCAGTTAGAAGCCAAACAGGTCTATAAGGGTGAAGAATCGATAGGTAGGAGAGCATTAAAGCGGATATTGATTACTTCTCGGCTTGATGCGATGTTAGCTGAGATACGCGAAACGATGGTTTATAAGGCTCCACCAGAGTTAGGATCATTGTGGAGCAAGTTTGAGGAAATGTGGCAGAGGATTGTCGCAGAGCAAGAGGAAGCTCATGCGGAAGAACTTAGGCTAGCTCAGATAGCATCATGGAGACGAAGAAAAAGGATAGCGGAAATCAAGTCAAAAGTGGCGTGGGTTTCCGGAGTAATTTTCGTGGTGATTTGGGCGGTGGGTCTAATGTGGCTGACAACAAGAAGCGCGATGATGAAAACATCCCTTGGACTTTATTGATTACTGTCATGGCGGTGTTATTAACTTTCTTTATCGTAATGCCTATTCTGGCTTTCATGTACTACGATATGTACTATGCTCATCAAGCTGCCATCATCGAGATTAGGAAGATGAAAGAACTCCGGCGAGAGATACTGATAGAGAGGATGTATCGTGATTGACCGCAATGCTTTCAGGAAATTTATTCCTCACTCTAAGTACTCGGATCAATGGCATGACGCTTTATTCAGCCAGCAGACCGAACTAGGTGGTAAGTCGCTCCTAGAAGAATACGAAATAACGACTCCAAACCGTATAGCGGCTTTCCTAGCCCAATGTCATCATGAATCAGGTGGGTTCGTATGGCTAACGGAAAACCTGAACTACTCTGCTTCAGGACTCCTTAAAGTTTTCCCTAAGTATTTCTCTACAGATTCACAGGCTAAGGCTTACGCTAAACAGCCGGATAAGATCGCTAACCATGTTTATGCTAACCGCATGGGCAACGGTGACGAGGCTAGCGGAGATGGGGCTAGATACAAGGGCAGAGGACTGATCCAGCTAACTGGCAAGGATAACTATTTTTGGTTCGCTGCTAGCCTAGAGATGACTCCAGAACAAGCCTCAGAGTACACACAGACGTTTGAAGGAGCCGCCCAATCTGCTTGCTGGTTCTGGGAGACTAACAAGCTCAATCGATTCGCTGATGCCACAGACTTACGAGGCATGACTAAGGTCATTAACGGTGGTTACAAGGGTATGGAAGATAGAGAGGCTCAGTATGCGCGTGCTTTGGCTGTTGTTCATTCTTAGTCTCGTAGGCTGTGAGGAT